TACATATTCATTATAATGTTTCTTGCATGTCCTGCTCCTTTAGATTCTCTAAAATCCACCTTAACTAACTCAACATTCTTGTACTGAGATAGATCTGGGTGCTTCTTTGGAAAGTCTTGAGAAAGAACAACAACTCTAATGTTTTCTGGATCATCTGAACTGTCCATAAGACTTTTAATGGTTTTAGGCATCTCAATATCTTTATAGGAAGCAACAGAAACAAAGATGCTCATCCTAATCTTTGCCCTCCAGGAACGTCATACACAGGATCAAGGGTCACTTTGGCTCCGTATGCCTCTATTATCTTCTTTACTTTTTGTAAGTAAAGGATGCATCTGGCTCTTTCTTTTTCTGACATATGCCTCCAGTGGCTTTCGTAGAATCTAAGACCGATGTAGGGAGGCTTCATGTCATACTCAACAACATCCATAGCAAAATCTGCAGGAACTGGTATTGAGTGAACAGCTGACTTCATCTTTGGTGTATAGATCATTTGTCCTCCATTGTCAGCGATTGCCAAGTATTAAACCAATCTAGCTTTTCTTTGTGCTTATTAAACTCTCTATCAATTTTTCCTTCTTTGAGGTAGACCCCTCCCCAAACCCCCCATTCTTTGTTAGAAACTCCTACCGCAAAGCATTGCCTATTTATTGGGCAACCTTTACATATGTTGTCTACTGCAGAAGCGAGCTCTGATGTCTCTTCATACTTATCAAAAAATAAATTAGTGTCTAGGCCAAGGCATTCAGCTTGTTCTTTCCACTTACTCATAGTTTCCTAAAACATGCCTTGGTATTGACCATCCTGATTCTTTTAGGATATAGGTTTTTGTATAAAACCATCCCCCATCCTTAAATACCCCGCTTGAATCAAACTGGGCTCCAAGCCCTTTTCTGTATTTAACTACATCCCATCCAGACCAGCCAAGATCTTTGCTTGAGGATACAAGGTTCTCCATTTTTTCTAAATTAGTGACTAGCATTTTTTGTCCTATCTTGTTTGTATTTAGACTAATATCTAAATATTCCTACCTCTACACCACTATCTTCTGCGAAGGTAGCCAGTCTAGAAGTTTTTTGATTCGGGGTTGACAGAAAAGCAAGATAATTCATTTTGCTTATGTTGTCTTCTACAAAAGACTGCGGAACCTTATGGAACCTTGTCTTTATTCCTCTCTGCTTTAGTGTGTTTTCTGAAAGATTGCAAAATCCAACAGCAAATGAGTTTATTTGTGCTGGACCTACTGCATATACATGAAACTCACTATCTTCTATTCCAGAAAGTGCAACCCCCATCGCGCGGAGAAACACGTTATAATCTGAAAACTCTTTAGTACCTTGAACTACAATATTCATTAGTCTTCCTCATTTATTCCATCTACAACGAACAACATCTTACCTAACTCCGATGCTGACAAACTAAAAACATCCACGGGAGTAGAAGTTTCTTTATCTATTTTTTGATCAACTACGTCTGCTTGATACAAACGATTATTGGAAACCCAGTAAGCCTTGTTATCTATAAAGGCTACCGTTGTTGGCTTTTCTATTTCATGGATATACTCTTCCATGTCTATCTCTGCATCGCTAACAATATCATTAAAACCTTTATCTTTTCTTGCCTGTCTGATAAACAAATATACTTCTGAAGCATAGTATATTAAGAATCCTAATGATGGAAATAAATAAATAAAAAAATTTAAATACATAAAATCACTCCTGTATAAATTCTATCAGCAATTGCTTGAACTGTCAACAAAATCTTTTATATTTTGATTTACTTATCGTGTCTCAAAGGATGAATTTTTCCAAATCTTTTTTGCTTTTTCTGACTCTGATTTTCCAACATAGACACAATTAGGAACTTTTCGGCCACCCTTATCTTTCATCCCTTGCTGTTCATATCCTTCCCAACACGCCTTGTTTATGTTGTTCCACTTGTCCAGATCTTCATCATCCGACATGTATGATTTTGAAGTGCACACTGGGCAGTTTTCACAACTTACATCCATTTCCTTGCAAGTTGAACATCCACAACCATCATACGCTTTTTATTGTTTTATCTTCCATCTCTTCATTTCCCATCTTGTAAACGTTGTCAGACATTATTTAATCCAAAAATTTTCTTATGGGCTTTGGGACCATATGTTCCTAGTGGAACAACATTATACCCTTTTTGCTTCTGCCAATTTCCTACAGACTTCCAGGGGTATCCCTGTTCATACTTTACAGGAGTACCCTTGAAAAATCCCATATCTGCCAACCTACAAGAAAGTCTCCAAGCTGCAAGATTCTTTAAATCTTTATCCTCCATGGCAGAAATGATGTTTTCATATTTAGGAACTCTTCCATCCCAAAGAGAGACGTCCTCAAAGATTGGTAACTTAAACTTAGAACCATCATTATCTGCTTTGTTTGTAAAACTTATATGTATGTGTTGAAAATGACTATATCCTGATCCACGAAAATGCCAATTGCCTGCTGTCCCAGAGGCTACTTGATCTTCATAAACAATGTGAGCAATCCTTCCACCATCTTTTCCTTCACGACAATAAGTTGCAAGTTGTTCTGCAAACTCCCTTGCAGCCTTTCCAGACTTTGGATTTGGACCAAAATTTTCATCAACGTCAATGGCGTGAACGACCCCATTGGGATCTTGATTATGGTAAGAACCTCTACCATTCGTTCCCCATCCAGATTTTGCTTGATGGGCGGCATCTCCAATCCATCCATCTGAAGATTTATCTCTCTTTGGCCACTCTTTATTTATTTGGTTTCTGAGGGTTACCCCTGCTGCACACAACCTTGCCATATTAAAGCACCGCCCAATCTATATTTGATTCGTCAGCAACCGTGTAGTCTTCTTCTAGAATCACAACAATTTCTGAATCTTCTGTAATTTCTTCCAGAATATCCTTTAATACTTCTTCTGGTAGATCATCTTGATCTAAATTTTTAATAATATCCATACTAGAATTATACCATCTTACCAACCATCTATAGTAATTGTTAGCTCTGAATCTGGTGCTCCATATTCTAGCTGAACAGTGTTCATTACCGTTCTAACAGCACATCCAGGTCTTGGCTCTACTGATGACGCATACTGCTCATCATTAATATACAGGGTTGCTGAAAATCTTCTTTTAGCCAGTTCTCTTACTATAATCTTCATGTATAGATTATATCAAGAAAAAAGTAAAACTGAGTTCCAGGATATCATTACAACTATGATTAAAAGACCAAATAAAGATATGGACTTATTGTCGATGATTTCTGATGAAATAAGTATCACATTGCTAATTAAGGATAGAAAAAAAATTATAAGAGTAACTATCAAAAACGCTGTCATTTCCTAATTGTACCTTTCTTTTTGGGTTGTGTCAAGTTACAGGTATCCAAAGTTGGATAGAAAATCTCTAACTTCTTCTGTTGGTTTTGGAGCATAGATAGCTCCGTCTTGTCTTTCTTTTTCTTCATTCTTTTTGCTTATTGAACTATATGAATGTATCGATACTTCTTGATTAAGATTACGAGGAGAGTGTGCAATTGCATTATATACCGCCCCTGTAACAGCATCAGATAAATCTTTTGATCCTTTTCTGGGGTGATCTACTTTCTTATCATTAATAATTCTAAGCTGACTCATCTCATTTAACAAGATATCAATGTGTGGCATAAGAACCCTATCTTCATAAACAAGCATAGATAAATCTTCATAATGTTTTTTTGCTACAGATAGGGTGTCTGTCTTTATTCCAACACTTTTTAGCTCTTGCTGAATATCAAAGGAGTTCCACCTGTCAAAGGTTACTAGTCCAATATCATATCCGTCTCTTCTAAAGTTTATTATCCAATTCTTTACCTCTGAAAGATCTACTGGTCCTTCTTTTCTTGGCTCCCACCAAACAATTGCGTCCACAATAACAAATGGATGAATCTGTGTGTGATTATTGAAAGTTTGAACCTCTACCCACTTTTCTACATGGGAGATTGCTATTGCACATTTATCATGCTTTTGAGCAAGGTCTGCATGAAGAAAGTATCTGACACCTTCCTTTGGCTTAAAGGATTCCTCCACCCTCTTAAAGGCATCAATGGGGTTATGCAAGCACATGCACTGCTCTAGTTTTTCTTTTTGCTTAAAGAATGCATCAGACATGAATGAGGGCATACATGCAAATCTTTGCATAGCATCACCATAGTCTGTCATAAAAGAAATCTTAAAGTCTTCTATTCTTCTTGTTGGGTTTGCGTCCCATGTTGTCCTCTTAATAGCAAAGACTCCAGGGTATTTATAAGATAATATATGATCTTCATCCCACTCAATTGAGAATTGATTATCTACGCTGTCATGGGGAAGGTCATCGTTGATAACAAATGTGTGCTTTTTTGTTTCTACTTCTTTTTCTGCAACCACTTCATCATACCGCTTAGAAATAAAATCTCCTGGATACCTTGGAAAAGAAAGTAATACAACCTTACCAAAATCTGGAAAGCGTGAATCTACTGATGCACGAAATGCTTTATAGATAGCATCACCAGTCTTGGCATTCTCATTCCCGCTAGCAGACTCCTGAGAGAATCCAGAGATCTCATCAAGAATAGCCAGTATAAGGTTCAACCCCTCATGACCCTCTCTTTCAGAGTGACCAGAGTATACACTCACAGCCTTGTCAAACTCAATTGTGTTTGCTTTAGCATCATACTTTCCTGCGAACCAAGGGGATCTAGAAATCTTATTCTTAAATCCCTTAAAGAAGACATTCTTTGCTTGCTCAGCGTTGATGGCAATGTTAATAATATCTATGGCATCTCCAGGGGGCTTTCCAAAGTACCTTGCTGGATTTTTTAAACACAACAGCTTATAGACAAGATAGGAACATCCAAT